GCTGCATTGGCCTATTCGCTAGATCGTTTCTATGGATACTGCACAGGCGCAAATGTAACTGGCCAACGTGTGGCTGGAACTGCTCCAAATGAATTTGCTTATAGATTTACTGGTGCGGCATCAGTAACTGCAATTGGTTTTGGCACCAGGCTTGAGGCAACGAATACAACTGATCTTGCCGGTTCAACAGCAACCTTATCAGTACAACTTGCAAATAGTTTGCTTACATCTGTTACATGGACAGCTTATTATGCCAGCACTAAAGACGCATTTGGAACATTAGCAAGTCCTACAAGAACTCAAATTGCTACTGGAACATTTACAGTTACATCAACCCTTACGACATATAATACTCAAATTTCAATTCCTTCAGCAGCGACAACTGGAATCGAAATTGTATTCACTGTTGGAGCGCAAACGAGCGGAACTTGGACGATTGACAATGTACAACTCGAGGCAGGATCAACCGCAACCGAGTTTGAACGCAGACCGATTGGTATTGAGTTGCCATTGTGTCAGAGATATTATTATAAAACATATGATATAGAAACATCAGTTCCAACTGCTACATTCTCAGGAGTTTCAACTGGTCTTGTAAATCCAACTGGTTATGGTTTATTTTCCGGTCTTATATATAAATCAACAATGAGGTCGCAGCCAGCAATAACAATTTATAATCCATCAACAAATTCAACAGGAAGCGTAAGAGATGATGCATTAAATAATGGATCAGTTGGTTCTGTAACGATTGGATCTGACAGATTTTATTTGATTCAAAATGGTGGTCTTGCAGCAGGAAACCAATGTTATTGTCATTTTGTTGCATCTTCTGAGTTATAATATGTACAAATTCTTAAGACAAAAAGACGGTTCAATTTCAAATGAGACAATACTCAGAGATGATGGAGTATTTATACCATTCGATAATGCTAATATTGATTATCAAGCCTACCTAAAATGGCTGTCTGAAGGCAATACTCCACTTCCTCCAGACCAAGAGTAATAAATGACTCTAACTGAAATCGCCCAATACGCAGGCGAGAAGGTTGGCAAGACCGACTCGGACACGCTTACATTCTTGCAGAAGGCGGCAAGCTTGGCCTACCGGCGTGTATGGGACTTTGCCCCATGGCGTGAGACTGTCACAAATTCGACATATTCTGTTGGAACGAACAGACAGATAACGCTAGGTACTAATGTTGAAACTCCTCTATCTGTGGCATACAACGATGCAGAGGTTGACCCAATTGACTTGGCAACGATTGTAAGCCAAGACCCAGGATTGCTTGACGATGCGCGGACTGGCGATCCAGATACATACCATTTTACAGGGCGCAATAGCAGTGGCGTTGCACAGCTAAATCTTTACCCAAGGCTTGCCACATCTGGCACAATCCCATTGCGTGTTGTGGAGAAGCTGAAATGTCTTACACGCACAAACATCATCGTTGACTTTCCTCCATCCCAAGCTGCTCTTGATGACGAGCTTCGACTCCCCCATGTGCATCACCTCGTTCTTGCCTTGACGCATTCTGATGCCCTAGAACGTGAGCGTCAATATGCCAAGGCACAGGCCATCACACAGACTGCTAATGCTGATCTTGCTTTAATGGCTAATTACGAATTGAGCCAGGTTGGTGGCGTTAAGCAGATTACACCTCAAAGCCTTGGTGAGTTAACAATCGAAGAAATGTTCTCAGCGTAAAGGAGGCTTATGCCTTATTACAGCGACAATTTGGACGATGTTCTGTCCTTTGACGGAATACGCAATTTTACTGGTGGTCAAGCCAGCGGTCTTCAGTCTGACCTACTAGCCGAGAACCAAGTACAAGAGTTGTACAATATGACCCTTTCTCCAAAGGGTAATCTTGAGACTCGCGTAGGCGCAACAAGTTTTGCAACTGGAGCAACTAGCGCAGTAACATCAGTCGGAGGAATGCGGTATTACGAAACATCTGCATACCAGCAATTGCTTACTGTTACTGGCGGAAGATTTTACAGCATTGAATCAAATGGTAGCGCAACGATTCATCCGCCCTATTTACAGTGGAACACTACAAGCACTACATGGGCTTCATTATCTTATCAATGGAGAGATGGTTATAGTGTCGCAGAAGATATTGAAACATCTTTTGCTCAATTTGTTGATAAAATGTACATATCCGATTCAGACAGCGATTTGCATTATTGGGATGGAACTGCTGTAACAAGACAGGGTGGAAAGGTAAGGGCTATTACAGTAACAACAGCAGGCAGCGGTTATACTAGCGCAACTGCAATTATTTCTGGCCCATCTCTTGGCGGGACGATGCCAGAGTTAATTACAACTGTTGCAGGAGGAGCTGTTACTGGAGTTACTGTTGTTAATGGTGGATCTGGATATCTTGGATCGCCAACAGTTACAATTATTGGGAATGGATCTGGTGCTACGGCCACTGCCACAGTCAGTCCGCCTCCGTCAAATTTGAGGATTCTTGTAAATGCTGAAAATAGGTTGTTTGGTGTTGGGTCTGGAGCCAACCGAAACACGCTTTATGCATCCGATCTGCTCGACCCATCTATATGGGACCTGACAAACAGCATTGTTGTAAACGGAGACGATGGCGATGCGATTACGGCAGTTGTTCCATACTACAAGAATAGGTTGATTGTATTCAAGAAACGTAGGGTATTCCAAGTTGACATTCCAAATGATGCTGCTTCTGGAGCAGATTGGATAGTTTCAATCATTTCGAACAATACTGGATGCGTTGCAACCGGAACAGCAGTCCAGGTAAGCAGCGATATTCTGTTCCTATCCGATAACGGAATTAGGTCGCTTGTCAGGTCTGTTGCGGACGATTTTAGCTCTGTTGGCATACCAATTTCAGAGGTTGTTAAGAATGTAATTCAGAGTATCAATACGGACTCTATTCGCGTAGCTACTGCAATTTATTATGACAATCGCTATTTCCTTGCGATACCTACCGGCTCAAACGATTACAACGACACGCTTTTGGTTTACAATACTGCGCTAGGCGCATTTGAAGGAACTTGGAGTCCACAGGTAATGCAGTTTACGCTTACCAACTTTAATCAAGAAGGTTCCAGAGCGATGTTCAAAAAGACAAATGGCATAATTGAGAAATATGCTGGATACAAGTCTCCAGCAGGAACCACAAGTGATGACTATAAAGATGCTGGAACTACATACAAATCATATGTTCGTACTAAAGACTTTAACTTTGGAGATCCTTTCTCGCTGAAGTATGGAAGCCATTTTGAAGTTATCTTTGACAATTCATTTTCAAGTGATGCAACTATTTCAATTCAGAGAGATACAGACGTTGGGGATATTGATGTTCAGTCAAATATTGACATTTCAAGTTCAGTATTAACACTGCCATTTGTGTTGCCATCCGTACTTCCAACATCAGTCAAAAAGAAACTTGCAGCAGACTTGCGCAAGTATGAGAAGTGGCGTTTGCTCAATATCAAGATTTCCACACCAGCGAACAAGATGGCAATTCGCCAAATTACAGCTGCGGCCAATCCGGATACAATCCAGATTCAGCAGACAATATGAGTGACTTGCCTTGCAATAGTCCTAGAAGGACACCAGGCGAGCGGAAGAAGTTTGTTGTACGCGCATGCCAGAATGGTCAGTCAAAGACTATCCGATACGGCGATCCAGACATGAAGATCAAGAAGAGTAATCCAGCTCGCAGGCGTAGCTTTAGGGCTAGGCATGGTTGCGATAGCAAACCTCCAAGCAAGATGACGGCTAGGTACTGGTCATGCAAAAATTGGTGACATGACAGCGATTGAGTATATCGAGAAAAGCGGTGTTCCAGAAGGCATGTGGCAGAATCTAGCTGCATGGTTTGGATGGTTCGAGAAACAGGATATGGTTGGGATTGTAAGAGATGGAGATGAGATTGTTGGGGTAGCTCTTGCCAGATGCATAAAGGATGGTCAAGAGCCTAATCATTATGTACATAGTGAGGATGGAGAGAATGTCTTTGTGGACTTGACGATATCATCAAAGGGTGCTAAATCCTTAAGGTGCTTGCTGTTGCTCCTATTGGAGCGTTTCGGTCCTCGCAAGCGGATCACTTTTAACCGTTCCGGAAAACCAAAGGAGTATGACTATATCAAATTTATGAGAAAGGCATTACGCTAATGGGCGGAAGTCCAAAAATTCCATCAGCTCCGCCGCCTCCAGATCCGGCTGCTATTGCGCAGGCAAATGCTGCTGCGTATAAAATGAATATTGATACATATATTGAAAAGGCACCAGAAATGGCCGCCCTTGAGAACAAGCTTCGTATTCAATATACTCCTCAACAGAGAGCTTTGGAAAGACAGCTTTCAGCACTTGACCAACAAAATGCTACACTGGCCGCACTCCAGCTTGAACGTCAATATGGTGGTCAAAGAACACTTGAGGGATTGCGTAGAAATTACGAAATGAATCCACAAGCTTATGCCCTAAATAGGGGGCTTGGCACACAAATGACAAGGCAGTTCGAGCGTCTTTATGGAACGTCTCCATTCCAATCCGTTGAACAAAATGTTGCCATGAATCCAAGGTCAATGCCTCCAGTTGATTTTTATGGAACTATTGGAACAAATATTTCAAATCCAGAATTAAAAGCAAAATGACAGCAAAAGAATTGCAGGACAAAATCAATAATGTAACCGCTGGAATAGCCGGTGATGGTGCTACCAGATTTAATTATTATGCAGGATACACTACTAGCGGTGATGGCAACTTTGGCCGTTGGAGTGGTCCATCTAGTGAGGATGTTAAAACAAGAATATCTTCACTCGGCCTTAAGCCGGAAGAATATTCAATTGGTAATGGAAGATACAATTTCAGCAAAGCCTTGGATGATGCCAAGTCAAATTTAACCGACTTAAAAATAGAGGAACAAATTTCTGGAAGAATTGATCCAATTGTCTCAAAAGAAAAGCAATATGATACGCTTGCAGAACAGATTGCGGCTCTAACTGGAGGGGGTCAGCAGCCATCCACTGCTGGAGTTGGGACTCAAGATGCATCAGTCGGCTTATCTGCTGACAGAAATTATGGTGCATCTGACCTGGCCAGCAAATTAAATTTCCAAGTATCTGATCAACAAATTTTAGACGATTACAACAACAGCAAGATTAGCAGGCTTAATTCAGTTGTCGATCGTGGGAATACTCAAATTGCTGGAATCCAAGAAAGATTAAACACAGCTCAAAGCCTGCTGGATCAACTTCCAGCAGATGATGCTCGCCGTAAATCTAGTGAAGTTTATGTAAATCAATTAAAATCCGATCTTACAAGTGTGCAGAGTGCAATTGCGGATGCTACAAATCAGATTAAAAACTTCAAGCCACTTGCTTCTGGATCTCCAGAGGCATCTAGCCAGATTACATCTTTCCGTGAATACTTGCAGTTGCCAGAGGAGAAGGCCACGCAACAACTCCGCCAGATTGATCCGGAGTCATACAAGACTGCTATTGGACTTGGCCGTCAATATCGCCAGATGGCAACCCAGCCTCTTGGTGCAACCACCACACAGCAGACAGAGGATCTTCGCAATACAATTGAACAGGAGGCGATGAATCAGCTTCGTCTTGGTTCAACTCTTGGTGCAGAGGAACGGCGTGGATATGAACAAGCTGCAAGGGCAGCACAGACAGCCCGTGGAAATGTATTTGGACTTGGACCGGCAGTACAGGAAGCCGCGCAGATTGGTGCTGCCGGTGAAGCCAGAAAGCTTGCTCGCTATGGTGCAGCACAACAGTTTCTTGGTTCTGGAGAAACAACCGGAGCAGCAGCAGCTAGGGATTTGGCGTTGCGTGAAGGATTGCAACAGAATCGCCTTGGCGCAGCTGCTAATTTTATTGGTGGAGGACCATCTTTGTATAATCTTGCACAAGCGAGAACAGCAGCACAGCAAAATCAATTTCAAAATTATATTAACGCAAATCAAACTCAGCCTGGTCAGTTTGGGCAAAATCCTAGCACTGCTGCCAACTTCTATCAAGCAGTTGACCAGCAAATTCCTGTCCAGCTTACCAATGCATTTAATCAACTTTACAATTCGCAGGCTAACTATCAAGCCAGCACTTATGGTGCATATACTGGCGCGATTTCTAGGCAACCTAGCGGTGCTGAACAATTTGGTCAGATTGCTACTGGTCTTGGAAACTTAATCAAGATATAAGGAGATTTATGGCAGTATTAGATGTACCAGAATTGATGAATATGTTTCGCCAGGATGAACTTCAGAAGCAGGCAGTTGCTGAAGCA